CGTCGGGTATTTTGACCAGAAGGCCATCATTGAGAAGGCCGAGGCGGTCAAGGAGCGAGAAAAGCGCGAGGCGCTGTGGGACAAGGCCAACGGGGTCAAGCCCAAGAAAACGGATGCAGAGCTAACGTCAGAGGCGATGGAGATTGTCCTCAAGCGCCGGGAGCTAGAGAGGCAGGAGTACGAGCTGTACGAAATGCTGGTGTGGTCTGGTCAAGGTCAAATCTGGGATGACATGGTCAAGCTCAGGGAGAGCATGAGGCGGCAGATTGCCAAGGAAGAGGCTGAGGCGGTCAAGCAGAAGATTATTGACGCTGCCAAGGCCCAGGACCGCAAGGACATGATCCAGGACATCCAGCTCTCGGTGGCAATCATTGCGGCGTTTGGATTGGGAATGTACTGGCTGGTGCAGTGGGGGATCTCGAAAGGAATGTGGAGATGAGTGAGGACAAGACGCTGGGGGTGTTAGACCGCATACTGTCGTATGTGGATAGCCCGTTCAAGCTGATCGCCTTGCTCATTATGTTTGTGTTTGGGTTCTGTGCCTGGTTCGTCTATGCCAACCATGATCTATTGGTCGGGGCTTACAAGGAGAGCCAGAAGCTACCGAGCATTAACGAGGCCAGGGTGGAGGACGCTGCGGCAGTGCTGATTAAGTACGGCGGTGCCCAGACTGTGTCTATATTCAAGGTGAACCCGTTGTTTGGGACTCGTGTTCTTTACCGGGCGTATACCAAGGATGGACGTGATAAAAGACTGGAGGGCGTTGATGTTGGTCTCTTCACAACTAATCAGGCGAACAATGCGGACGTTGTCCGCCTTATGGCAGGAGAGACGCCATGCAGTGATTACGCAAAGCCACAAAGCGAAGTCGGGCTGTGGTACGTCGAGGCTGGTGTCACCTACGGTTGTCGAATCTCTGTACCACCGGACCACACACGTTTCATCGGTCAAATTACCGTCGGGTTCAAAGATCGACCTGAGAGCATAGAAGACGTGCAGTCCATGCTGGGTATCGCCTCATCCATGTTAACCAAGAAGAGTTACTAATGATCACATTATTCTCATCCCTGATTTCCTTCCTGATGGGCGGATTGCCTAAGATTTTGGAATTTTTTCAAGATCGAGCCGACAAAAAGCATGAGCTGGAACTTGCCCAGATGCAGATTGCCCGAGAGATTGAAATGCGAAAACTGGGATTTGAGGCCCAGGAGCGGGTTGAGCATATACACACTGAACAGTTGCAAATCCAAGCAGACGTGGCAAATGCTCAAACGGCTTTGCAAGAACGCCAAGCCCTCTACGCTCATGACATAGCCCTAGGACAAGGCGCAAGCACCTGGGTCATTAACATGCGGGCGGCAACCCGCTCGGTTATTACCTACGGCATGTATGCCATGTTCATGTTTGTGGAGGTTTTTGGCTTTTACTACGCATGGCACACTGGGGTTGCCTTTGACGTGGCCATGGATCAGCTTTGGGACGATGAAACACAGATTATTTGGGCGTGCATTGTGAGCTTCTGGTTTGGCGGTCAAGCATTTAAGTCAAAATGAACGTCAGCCCTAAAGCCATCGCCACTATTAAGCACCACGAAGGCGTAAGACAAAAGGCTTACCGCTGTCCGGCAAGGCTGTGGACTGTGTGCGTGGGCCATGTTTTGTATCCAGAACAGGCAAAACTCAAACTAGAGGACAGGATGTCTGTCCCCCTGCGCCCGGAGGATGACCGGGTGTTTTCAATGGAAGAGGTAGATGGGATTCTCAGAAGCGACCTTGCTTGGTTTGAACGTGGAGTGGCACAGTATTGCCCAGTTGCTCTTAGCCAAGGGCAATTTGATGCTCTTGTCAGCTTTAGCTTTAATGTTGGTCTGGGAACACTACAAAGAAGCACCCTCCGTCAGAAGGTTCTGCGGGGCGATAAAGAGGGCGCTGCAGAGGAATTTCTGAAGTACTGCATGGCTGGGGGTAAGATCCTCAAGGGGCTCCAAAATCGTCGTATTGACGAGCGTGCCTTGTTTATTTCATGAGACCATCATGATATTTTTGGGTCGTTCTAATCTCCGGTTGATGAATAGATCATCCGATGGGAAAATGTCCCAAACGAAAGGAATGAGATGACCCCTAGTTTTGTCCTCACATACGACAGCCTGACAAGCACTGTTCTCCAGTACCTGGAGCGCAAAGATAAGGCCGTGGTGGACGCCATTCCAACGTTCATCACCCTGGCTGAGTTTGAAATAGCCGAACAAATCAAGACTTTGGGCCAGTTGCAGTTGGTTGAATCCACCATGACGACCGGCAATGCAACCCTGCAAAAGCCTGCCCGGTGGCGCAAAACGGTCTCCATGAGCGTTACCGTCAACGGCAAAAAGCAGCCAGTTTTACTTCGAAAGTATGAATATTTGAAGAATTACTGGCCTGATACTAATCAGATTAGTACTCCTTTATTCTACGCCGACACTGATTGGGACCACTGGTATCTGGCTCCCACGCCAGATGAAGACTATGCCTTCGAGGTTCTTTACTACGAGCGCATTGCACCGTTGAGTTCTACGAACCAGACGAACTGGCTCACAAGAAATGCTCCCAATGCGATGCTGTTTGGGACGTTGCTCCAGGCGATGCCGTTCCTCAAGAATGACCAGCGGCAGATTTTCCAGCAGAAGTATTCTGAGTCATTGCAGGCCTTGAAGGCTGAGGATGTCGCCCGTGTTGGCGACCGACAAGCTGTGGCTGTTGACTCTTGATAAGGAATCGAAATGACCTTCTACGTTAATCCCTACACTAATCAGACCATCAGCCCTTCGCAGGTTGGGTATGAGTATCTGAGCATTTCGGCCAATACGGAGTTGCAATGGCCAATTAACGGCAACACGACTGACGTTGTTGCGAACATCATCGAGGTCAATGCGACTGTTGGTGGTCTGAATCTGATCATGCCGGCGGCAACGCAAGTGTCGAATGGCCAGAGTGCGCTGATCCGTAACGTAGGTTCGAACTCATTCACTGTGGTTGATCAAGATCTGAACACCATTGTGACGATTGCCTCTGGTGTTGCGGAATACATCTATGTAACTGATAACGCAACGATTGATGGCACCTGGGGGTCAGTGACCTTTGGGGCCGGTACTTCCGCGGCGAATGCAGCCACTCTGGCGGGATATGGTCTCAAGGCGATCAACACGACCTTGAACACCGCAACGCCGGTGACGACCTTCTCGTCTAACTACACCTTGCTGAGTTCAGACAGGTCATCTCTGTATGTGTGGACTGGTGGTGCGGGTACGGTGACTTTGCCGATTGCAGCTACTGTCGGATCCAATTGGTTTGCCATCATCAAGAACGACGGTACCGGCATCCTGAATGTGGCCCTACAAGGCTCTGACACCATTGATGGTCAAGTCAGTGCTCAGTTGCAGATTGCCGAGTCGTTTGTTGTCGTATCAAGCGGAACTGCCTGGTATTCGTATGCATACGGTCAGTCTGCCACTTTCTTTTTCACTCAGTTGACGAAATCGGTAACTGGTGGAACGGTAACGCTGACTTCGGTTGAAGCCGCAAACATCATTCAAGAGTACATTGGTACTTTGACATCGAACTGTACGATTGTCATTCCCCCAACGGTCCAGTTGTATTCTTTTCAGAACAAGACTAGCGGCTCGTATACGCTGACGTTTACTACGGGGGCAATGGGTAGTACCTCAATTACGCTACCGCAGAACCAGACCATCATTGCAATCTGTGATGGAACGAACGTCTACAACGCACAGACTTCTACTTCAAGCTTTATCAATGCTTTGACTCTTGGTAATGGAACTGCTGCCACTCCTTCATTGTCTTTCACGGGGGACGCAACCACGGGCCTGTACTTGGCCGCTAGTCACCAATTAGGATTTGCGGCGAATGGTCTCAATGTAATGACTTTAAGCACTACAGGTCTTTTGGTCCCTGTCGGTATTAACGGCGGAGCGTTCTAAGTGACTGCGAAGGTCGTAGTCTTACAAGTCGGCGCTGGTATCCAGCGTGATGGGACTTTATTTGCCTCTGGTACTTACGTGGATGGCAAATGGGTTCGGTTCCAGTACGGCCGTCCTCGCAAGATTGCTGGCTATGTAGGAGCATTTTTGAATGCTTCAGGCATTAGCCGCGGGATGATCATGAGCGCCCAAGATGGTCTCAATTACATTATGTCTGGATACAACGCCGGTATTGAGAGGTGGACTACAGATAACGATAACGGCGTTGGCGCAGGGCCGGTATCAATTGATGTAGCGGGTGTTTTGCTAGAAATTCAGATCACAGATCAAGGATCTGGATATGCAAACGGCACCTATACCAACGTCCCCATTAATGCCGCAATTGGTACTGGTGCCCTGGCCACTGTGACTGTATCTAGCAACAAGGTGTTTTCCGTGGCCATCACTAATGGTGGAAATGGGTACATTCACGCTGAATCTGTAACGATCAATGCGGTTGACATCGGCGGAATCGGGTCGGGATTTGCTGGGTATGTGGAAGCTTTAACGACTTACAACCCAACTGATGCCACCCTATGGCAGTTTGACATTGGTTATGACGCCTTGGGTAATGGCGACAACAACCTGATTGCCCATCCAGGCCAGAACCTGCTGGATATCACCTCGTCTGTGAATACTCGTCCTGTTTACGGGCCGTTCACAGGCACCCTAGTTGAGCCTGTGGGCGTTTTTACGGCAACTGGTACCCTGACCTCTGGTTCTCCGACCGTGACGTTTGCAACGACCAATGTGGCCATTGGAGCCGGTTTGACGGTGACTGGAACGGGTATTCCTGCCGGTACCACGGTTGTGTCTGCGGCGACTGTGGCAGGCGTTTGGACTGTCACACTGAGCCAGAACGCCACGGCAAATGGGGCTCAGACGCTCACGTTCGACAACAATATCTCAGTCTCTGGCGGTATTGTGATGTTGTTCCCGTATCTCTTTGTGTATGGAAACAATGGACTGATTCAGAACTGCGCAGCAGGGGACTTCAACAATTGGACTTCTGCAGACGCAAACGCCAACAACGTAGCCTCTACGAAGGTGGTGAAGGGATTGCCCATTCGCGGTGGTACAACGTCTCCTGCAGGGCTCTTCTGGACTCTGGACTCGGTTGTCCGGGTGACGTATGCACCCCAGAACGTAGGCACCTCGACTCTGTATTGGCGCTATGACTTGATCACTCAGCAGTCCTCGATCATGTCCAGCCAGTGCGTGATTGAGTATGACGGTTTGTTCTTCTGGGCTGGTGTGGACCGTTTCCTAGTCTACAACGGTGTCGTGCAAGAGATCGAGAACAAGCAGAACTTCAACTACTTCTTTGACAATCTGAACTACAACCAGCGCCAGAAGGTCTGGGTGAGTAAGGTGCCTCGCTGGGGTGAGATTTGGTGGTTCTTCCCGAAGGGGGATAGCACCGAGTGCAATGATGCTGTGATCTATAACGTGCGCGACAAGATCTGGTACGACGCTGGTCAGGCGATGGGTGCTCGTCGTTCTGCCGGGGTATTCTCTGAAGTGTTCCGCAAGCCCGTATGGGGCGGTTGGGATGAGAATACGGCAGGTGAATACACTCTTTGGCAACACGAGACCGGTACGAACCAGATCTACACGAACCAGGTGGATGCGATTGATTCGTACTTTGAGACCAACGCAATCGGATCCAACATGGGGCTAGTGGGTACTGTTGATCAAGCCGGCGATAACGTCTGGACTCGCTGTGAACGGATTGAACCCGATTTTGTCCAGGTTGGGGATATGTACGTTATCGTGACTGGTAAGTCGTATGCCGATGATACTGACGATCCTTCGGAGCCGTATGTGTTCAACCCGACTACGTTAAAGATTGACATGAAAGAACAGCGCCGCGAGATGCGGTTGCGGTTTGGAAGTAACACCCAGAACGGGGATTATTTCCTTGGCCGCACGTTATTGTCCGTAGATACCGGCGATGTCCGCGGTACAGGAAATCCGTAATGCCAATCACATACGACCCTCGATACATGAGTTGGGATCAGTATTCAAAGCTGACGGCCGAGCAGTTTGCGCCCAATCAATTGGGGACTGTTCCGGAGGAGCGCTGGAGAGATTGGGTGGACGGAATCAACGGGATCGGGTATTTCGTTCAGTCTGGGGTTCCAGACCATCGTGGATTTCATGACTGGCGTCAGTGGGCGGAAGCCATGACGGGCATCATGTCGATAACACCTCAATGATCAGAGGAAAAGAAAATGGCATTAACGACAAAAAAATACGGTAGTCTTAATCTGACTCCAACAGGTGCAGAGACTGTTGGTGGCAATTCTGGGATCTATCAAGTCGCTCTTACTGATGATAAGGG